TACTCCCAATCAGCTCGGGACTGTACCTTGTCCTTGTCGACGGAGTTGGAATCCACCAAGACGAACGGTCTTGAACGTTGCATATTTTGATCGTTGGCTACGCCTATAATCTTGCTTTTGGCCTTACCCGTTCCATACACCGTGTACTTCGAAAAACGGTCCGAAAGCGACAAATCCACGGATGCAGAGACAAGATTTTCGCCTTGCCGGAGCATTGGACCACGCGGAGCTTTTTCAGGCGTGAACAAGAATACGGTTCCACGGCCATCAGAGCATGGCATCACTCCGCGTTCTTTGCACAGCTTAGACAATGTTTCGACAGCTTTCGTTCCGGGTTCAACAGAGAAACGGGCAAAGGGCTTGCCAACATCGACATTGTAACGATTCTCAAAACGAATTTCGAACCGTGCACATATCGAGCGGATTATTTCGTCCATCTTTTTGTTTTCCCATTCGAACGGACTCTCGATACAGCAGTCAGACAGATCTATCGTCTTTTCGTTTCCGGAAACGGTCACCTGATGAGAACCCTGCGAAAACGATGTAGAAAACTTATCCACATATCCGGAAAGGACTCTTTCTCCATCGACAGAAATTTCAACAGAGTCTCCCGGGAAAAGATGTACATTGTCGCCATTCTCGGATTCGGCGACAAGAGTCAGAGAAAATTTTGCAGCAATATGGTCGATGGAACGGGATACGTTCGCAGCGGTCCAGTAAGAGAACTTTCGGCCATTGGCAAATACTTCAATCATTTCGAAAGCACCTTCAAAGATTCTCGTGTTACCAAAAGCGGGTCGCCGATGTCATTACGTTCGATAATGTCATCAAGCTTGTCAAGATTTCCGTAACAATCAAAACAAATCGACAGCACATTTCTCGATGCTGACAGAGGTAGTTCAACAACTTCGGCAAGCTTCGACATTTCGTCACGAAGATACTTGAGCGCAGTCGCTTCAAGGTCTGCCAAGTTTGCGTAGTCATCGACAGATTCCATGCTTGACGCAGTAGCCTCGAAGACGGTAGCTACGTTGTCATGCATCTCGCGAGCTTCATCCGCACTGACAAAAGAGCTATTGACCACGGATTGAACGGCCATCGAAGCCGCACTCATAACAACAAGCCTGTCAATTTCAGAAATCAAGCCGGACGCCGTCGAGCCCGAAGATTCAGAAGTTTCACTCCGGGACGACATCACGGCAAGGCTTTCGTTCACATAGTTGTTGAAGCCGCCATCCGGCGACACAGTTTCTTTTGTAAGCGTCAACAAGTCCTGAATGCGGGCTGCAAAATCAGTTGGAGTATTCAAGACAAGCTGGATGTTTTCTCGAATTTTTGAAACCGTCTGTACAAATTCAGAAACATCGCGCATCGATTGACGAACTTTCTCAATCGAATCCATCAAGCTCGACACTTGCGAAGATACCGAATCGACAACCGATTTCGCCTTGTCAATAATGCTGAAATTTTCAGCAAAGTTACCTTTTGCAGAATCAAGATTTTGCTCAGCCTTCGCAATCACCGTTCCACGAAGATCAACGACGCTTCGAGCCGATTTTTTCGGATCTTCCTCCGGAACAAAGGTCGCCTCGCCTTCGGCATACTCGTATACATTGGAAGTGTACTTGAATTTGTATTCAGTGCAGCGGGCGTTAAATTTGCCGTAATAAGGATGAACGAATTCAAACGCACCTTCACGATTGAATGCTTCTTCCAGGCGTTCACGGTCAAGTTCGCAATCTTTACCGACGAGGTAAATGGATAACGAAAAACCCTTTACCTTTTTACCAATATCCTGATTGACATGTTTGTCAGAGAAAGGCAACGCAGTCGTGACGATTTCTCGACCGCCGGATGTTTCGGTTTCCTCGAAAAAGAACGGCACGCCATCGTAAGACGCGGCAATGCATTCCACATAGCCGTTCACCGTATTGACGGTAACTTTTTGGAGAGAATCTGCATATTCGTTACGCCATTCAGCCATCAGATACCCCCAAGCATATAACCGCGAGACCAGTCAAAGTCGCCTTTAGGCGGAGGCGTAATCTTTGTGCCGCGAGGAACATTGTTGAAGTCGACCGCAAAGCGGTTGGTAACGGTCGTGTGGGATTCGCTGATAGCCTGGGCAGCGGATGCGGCAAGAGTGGATTGTGTACCGGAGGAATTCAAATTTACATCGACATCGCTGATGCCAAAGAATTTTTTAACTTTGTCAGGAAATCCGCTAAACAGCCCAAGAATAGAACTTTTAATTTTTCCCATAAAATTAAGCAATCCATTAAGCTTATCCATAAAGAACCCACTAACAGATTCAGCAATAAACGAAAAAACTTCACCGCAAGACTCAGCGATTTCTGAAATCCACATTTTTACCGCATTAAAGAACTCATCAAAAGTAAGAGTTCTTAGCATATCCCAATTATCATAGATTTGCTTGACAATGATGCCTATTTCAACAAGGACTGCAAGCACGCCGCCGAACGTACCAAAGAAAGCGCCTGCACCTAAAGTCAAGAACGTAAGCTTTATTGCAGTCCACGCGGCCCACAAAACCGTTGTAAGAGCAGTAATTTTTGCAACCCATTTTATAACACTGAACAAGACCTTCCCTATCGAGTAAACGGCTTTCGCTACAGCACCGGCCAAAATAACGATATTAACCAAAGCGGGAGAAAAATATCCGACAATCCCCACTAAAGCTGTCGTCTTCGTACCAATTTTATCAACGATTTTAAATATCTTGTCAATATATCCAGGAATTTTAGGTAAAATATCTATAACAAAAGATGAAACCGCTTTCCCAATTTCAACGAGCTTCGTTTTTAAATCAGAACCACTTTCTTTCAAGTAATTTCTGATAAATTTAAACATGTCAATAAACGTCGGGAAAAGTTCCTGCATCACAGAAACTTTTAAAGAATCAAAAGACTCCTGGACTTTCTGCAGTTCATCATTAAAAAGTTCAGCATTTTCAGCCCCCTCTTCGTCAAGCCCTCCGCCATTTTCCTTAAAATCTTTATACGCCTGAAAAAGTCCATTCGAGCCGCCTTTAAAAAGCTCGGACATTTTTTGACCACTTTTTCCAAAGAGTTCTTGAGAGACAAAAGCTTTCTGCTCCGCAGATTGAAGCTTCGTATAACCATCAGCAACATCCGCAATCACCGAGCTGACATCTCTATAATCAGCGAGCTTAGCACCCTTCGGAAGCAACGATGTAATTTTCTTTGCGGAGAGCTTATCGCCAACGCGAGCCTTGCCTAAAGTCACGTTGAACTTTTTAAAAGCAGAATCGAATTCTTCAACAGACATTCCAGAATGCTTGGCTGCAGAAGCTAGTGCTTGATATTCATCAACCGTAACGCCCAACATCTTGGATGTCTTGGCAACATGATCGCCACGGCCAGCCACATCGACAAATTTTGTGTAGACCTGCTGAATTCCAGCAAAAGCGCTTTTAATGCTACCAGCCGCATTTTTTGCAGCGAGGCCCAAAGCAATAAAGCTCTGAGCTCTATACATCTTTTTTAAGCCTTTATTGATATCGTCAATGCCTAATGCGGCACGAACAGAAGAAACTCTAACATCGTTCAATCCGCCAACAACGGATTTTAAGATTCCTTTGTCAAATTTAAAGCCAAAAAAAGTATTGATTTTGTTACCCATACCACAAAAATAAATGGCATGGATTAATTTTACATCTTTTTAACCCATCTTTTTTTAAAAGATATCTTTCAAAAAATAAAGACCTATGGCAGAAGATAAAGATGCAGGAACATTAAAAACGCCCATCAACGTCATGGTGGCAAAATCTGAGTCCATATCGGACAGAATATAATACCGAATCAAAGTCAGGACTATCGACACCCCGCAAACAGCGGCCATAGTCTCGACAGCCTTTTCCCTAATTTTATAATTATCGATACAGACTGCAAAAAAACTATACGCATAAAATGGCACCAAAGCAAACCACATTGCGTAGATTTCATCCGTAAAGAAAGGAACGGACATTCCTGCGATAAAAAGAAAAAACGGGAAGAAAACGCCCCATTTATCCTCAACAGAGGCCGGTGCGTTAAATTCGATAACATCAAAAACGGAAGATTTTTCAAACTCCCTTTTCGACAGTTCATTATATCTTTTTACTTCTTCTGCGTTCATGTCATCAATATATATTTTTCAATTGTCAAAACTTAACACAATAAGCAAAAAGTTAATTAAAACAATATTCCAACCCGGAATACGTAGAAAGCCGGGAGCTTTCGCCCCGGCTTGGTATTCTACTCAAAGAATGGATTGGATTTCACTTAACAGGTTTAGGATTTTTCCACTTGAGGAATTTCAAGGCAGCCTTGACGCTGAAGTCAAACGCTTTGGCGTCAAGGTTCATAATCTGGTCGTATGACCAGTGGAAAACGCCAGCAAGGACGGCAAAGCCATCCTCAAAGCCTAGCCCTCGCCACCGGCGAAAAAAGGCTTTGCGATATCTCCGATGTTTTTGACATCGGCGGCGCTCATGTTGAGCACCTTCGCTTTGCCAAGACCAGTAGCAGCAGAGACCAAGGCAATCATTGCTGATCCTTCGCCACCGGCATTGCCGATAGTTTCGATATCGCGTCCCGTAAATTCTTCCTTGATAGTTACCTTTTCGACTTTGCTTTCGCCTTCGCCAATCGGTTTGATAAGAGTATATTCAGCCATACTTTACTCCTTAAGATTTTTGTTCTTCAATCGCATCACCCTGGAATTCGAACGAAACTTCGCCTTCGTCCATGTTCTCGCTTGAAACAATACTAAAAGCGGCATTACGCAATACCACAGTCTTGCCATTCGGCTTCTTGACCGTGACGGTCACTTTTTTCTTTTGTTGCAGTTCAACGATATCCAGTTCGTTCGTGTCAACAATAGTGCCCGAAATTTTTCCAGGATTAGCGTCTGTCACCTTGTAACCGACAACCTTTCCACGGGACATCTTCGGTTCACGATTCTGCCCACCGGTTTCGATGGTAAGCGAACCGATTGTGTTGTAAATGACACCGTCAACTTTGAGTTCGCAGCTTCCGCCGACATCATCAATATCACCCATAACGGCCTCCTTTAGTCGAACTGAATCTTTGTTTTAGAAATGAAGAATTGCTTGATCAGGTGTGCAGGCATGAGGAACTGCATCGCATACGGATCGTCCGGATCGAGCTGCACTACAAGGTTTTCGGCAAAGTCCTTGTAGTTCTGTACAAGGCCCTTTTCTTCCCAGACCTTGTAACGGCCCAAGAGTTCAGCCTTGCCGAGAGACGGAGTCATCACGACCTGACCCGCACCGAAGTTGTTGCCGTCATCAGCAAGCTTTGCATGCGGGTACTTGGTAGCCATGAGATTATTCCAATCCCAACGGAGATAACTGAGCGTGAACACAGTTTCAAGCTGGCGGTAAGCCGTATCGACAGCACCGGCGGCATTATGCTTGTAGGTCGTCACAACACGGTCAAGATACACCGTACCGTCATCGGAACACTTCATCGTGGCACAGCCGGACTTGAGCAATGCATTGTTGCCGTCAAAGCCTTCGCGGTCTTCGCGAGCCGGGGCGACAACGCCTGCAACTGCGTAATTCGAAAGCGGGTTTGCCGGATCATTAAGAGCCTTTGGAGCAATGCAACCAACAAAAGCGGCTGCCATTACAAATCCCGGAGTCGGAGACTTCGGAAGTGCCGCAGGAACAATTGCGCGGGAATCAAGAGATTCACCTCGGGTGATGAATGCGGATTCCGTAGTGCTACCGTTAAGGCTGAAGAACAAAACACCGTCCTTCTGTACGGTTGCAGGCCAAAGCTCGTCGAGCATTTCCTTGATGTAGGTGACATTCGACGTTTCGTCAGAACCGGAAATCACGGTTTTGAACCAAGAACCGGCGCAAGTCGCCTTGATGGTAGCATCTTCATAAGACGGGTCAGAACCGCCATTTGCAAGAGCCGTCTTGGTAATTGTCAAGCCTTCCGGGAGCTTTTTGCCCTGGTAGTAGTTCCAGCGGACATCGAGACCGTTACCGCAAGAGCCCTTATTCTTGAAGGTCAAGGTCACGACAGCGGAACTTGCAGATGCCGTCACCGGATAGTTCTTGGTGTTGGGAGCGCTGACCGTACCGACAGCGCCGATGGCGGCAGCAACCTTCGCAGCAACATCGTTCGACTTGTCACCGGCAGCGACATTCACGGCGCAAGACTGGCCGCCAATCATGAGGTGGATAGTGCCGTTAGCCGGAAGCCCGTTCGTCGAATCCGCAACAGCAAAGGTAAGCGTACCCGTTGCGGCAGCAGACGAATTGTCATCGGCAATCGGCAAGACCCAAAGTTCAGCGGTCTTGGAATTTTTGCGGAACGCATGGATCATCAAGGCAAGCTGTGAGCCGTAGCCATAATCAGCATCAGCCTGTTCGTCGCTCGTAACCTTGGTGAGCGTTCCGTTCGTTGCCATCTTGGACGCCAAAGGCTGGCCAATGATGAGGTTTTTCCACGGCATCGGACCGCCCTTGGACGCATTCGAGCCGTCAAATTCGGTGGCGAAAATCGGTTCAAGATTGTCCGCCGGAATTTCAGCATAAGAGATGCTCATTCTACAGTCTCCTCTTGTTTAATTTCTTTTGGAGTTTCCGGAATCTTCACGACAAGAGAACCGTCTTTGATAAGCCGTTCGATATATCCGGTAACTTCAACCGTTTCGCCTTCGCTGCAGACATTACGTCCTTCGCGGGGCAAATAAACGGTTCTTTGGGGTACGACAAATTTTCTCATTGTCCAGTCCTCAAGTTGGTTGTAAATTCAATATTGTCGCCGCCATCGGCAGACATCGCATTTTTCGCACGCAAGAAATCTTTAGTCGGTGCAGTCCTATCGACCTTTACAGTGTAAGAAACCCTGAAAGTAATTCTCGCCATTCCGCGAACAGTTTCAGCACGCTCCGCAAGGTTCGTGTTGTAGGACTTAAGGACGCACTTGCTCACAAGCCCCTCGTAAGGTCCCTTCCAGAACGGGCAAGGCTCAACGACAGACACTATAGAGTTCATCGTATCGTCAAGAAAGTCGTTCAAGTCCGACGAGGAATCCACATCGTCAAGATTCTGCTCATCCTGCAAAAAGCTTCGGGCATAGACATCGATGTACAAATCCGATTCGGCAAAATAAAAACGAGGACGGGTGCTGCGGTCGTCAAAATCGCTACTAGGCGTGGTAACGACTATGAAAGATTTTTCTTCGGGCCAGGCCTTGCGTTCACGCGATGCGGTAACGTTCGAGCCAATCCCGGATATGCCAGCCGCAATAAGCGACTGCACAACCGCATGGCGGAATTCCTTGATGCACGTCAAAGCTCTTGGAGTCGGAACGGTCATTTGGATTCCTCCAGGCGATACACGACAACCCCGTCCTTTTCGCTTACAAAATCAATAGCAGAGAGTTTCATCGCTGGATGAAACGGCGTAACGCCAAGCGTGAACACATCCGTCTTGCGAGGTTTCGAATCGGGCAGATCCGAAATCCGCACAAACAGACGCGGCGCATGGGCAATCGCAGAAACTTCACCGACGCTTTCATTGGCGACCTCAGGAGAATCGTAGAGACCCTTCATCGCGTAGCTACTGCCCCCGCGAATCAAAGTCACTTCCTCGCCGAATTCGTCCGTATTGAAGAACGAACCGGCGAGGTCATCCATGAGGTCATCCTTGAAAGACATCTTTACACAACCTTACGGGAGATAATGCCACCACCGCACTGAGGCACGAACAGCGGACAAGATTCTTCTTCCATAATTCTGGACTTACCATTTTTAATCCAGGTATATACGTAAGACTGGCAAACATTCAAAGAACCGTCAGTACCATCTTCGATTGCACCGTAGTGCATCTTGAATCCAGCCCCGGCTCCAATAAGAGTGATCTTATCCTTCGGGTACATTTCGACATCTTTCTTTTCGACTTCATCGTAGAAGAAATCGTCGTAAGTGACGATGTCCATGCCTAGAATGCGAGCCATTCTGGTCACATAATCAGTGTCCATTTCGCCAGGTTCGATTTCGCCAAAGTGCATACGACGATTATCCATATATTCCTTGACAGCCTTGTTTTGGATAAACGCATCGTAGGCTTCGGAACCCATAACGCAGAGGATTCCGCGACCACCACCATTCTTGGCAAGAAGGCGTTTCTGCGCAAGAAGGTAGGTGATCGGATTGGAGTTTTCGTTGTCAAACTTATCACCAGCAGCGGCAGCAGTCAAGTTGGCCGCAGGAATGTTCAGATTAATGGTGCGTTTGCCAGTATCGAAAATAACCTCCACCTTGCCGGTCGTCATGGCTTCGATGATCTGTTGTTCTTCACGGCGTTCAACGTACTGACGCAAATCAAGACCGTCTCGCAACAACTTCTGGAATTGAATCTTTTCCGGAGAAGCATTGTTGTTGTCGTAGGTAAATACCATTTCGGCATTCGCAACAACTTCAACATCACGACGAGTCAGGTTGCGCACCGGATGAACGGTGGGAACAGTCACGACTAGGCGTTCGTAACCATCACGGCCAACCACTTTGCCATCTTCGTTGTCATCGGAGACATACGGAGCGATAAGGCGCGTCTGCTTTTCTTGCTGGAGGATAAGCGTTTTAGTCTTATGCAGTTTCGTATCGCACATTTTGCGGAAGAACTGCGAGGGTTTGAAACTTTCGCCAACAAGCTTCGTCAATTCATGGCGATCTTCGAGAGTAATCTGTTCAGGCATGATTCATACTCCTTTTGTTATTCCTTGACAGCGACAACGCCTTTGAAGAAAAGGCAACGTGCGGCAAGTTTATCCTTAACGGTCTTTGCATTGACATTTTCGTCGATAATAGCTGCAGTATCGGCAAAGCAGCCGGTACGTGCCATTTCGGCATAACCAGCTTCGTCAGCAGCGGTCTTGATATCCTTAAGAAGATAGCCGACCGGTTCTTCAGATGCGGACGCAATCGGGAAAAAGCCGCCTTCGACAGCGTCCTTACCTTCGACATCTTCGGACTTATTGCCGATGGTAAGAGTCGCAGTAGTTTCGAGCGTGATGGTCGTAGAGTCTTCACCGACCTCCTTAGCTTCGAGGACAAGTTTGCTGTTCGTAGTGTCGGCGGTCACGGTAAACTTCGTGTCGTCAGCGGCGGCAGTCACGACCTTGCCAAGCACAGCCGCAATGGTAGCGTCGCTGGAACCAATGTTGGCGACGTAACTTGCAGAACCGATCGCGAGAGTCACGGTCTTGTCCGCAGCGGCGGTGTATGCAGACAAGGCGAAAGAATACTTTGCCTTAGCGCCATCGTCTTCGATGTGTTCGACAAGGATTGTTCCGCGCTTGAGATTCTGGTTTTTCCCGATTTTTACAGTTTCACGCTGGATCGGGAATTCGCCAGCGATATCATTGTCGAATTTGAGTTCGGCCATAACTTACCCCTTTTTGTAAAATTTGTCTCGTACTTCGGCAGCCCATTCGGCATGCTTTTTGGCTTTGTCGGATGCGGACGCGTCAGAACCGCCGTGAACGGAATTTTGCGCCGCATTGCTCTTTTCAAGAGCTTCAATCGCACGTGTTTTTTCGTCAGATGCAGAAGGCTTTTTCTTGGTTTCGTCAAGCTCGGCACGAACCTTCGTGAGTTCTTCAGCCTGAGCCTTGATTTTATCCTTAGCCTTAGCAAGTGCGAAAGCAGTAGCTTCGGCTACAGTCTTATCGCCATCGACGAAACAGGCTTTTTCTTCGCCAGTAACATCGAGACCGGCAAAGACATCTTCGATGGAAGCGACGCAAGCCTTATAATCGGCAATAGCCTTGGCCTTAACAGCTTCCACATCCACGGCCTCGGGCTTTTCAGCGCCTTCGGCTCCTTTAACGTTAGTTGCCATGACGGCACCTCCATTACTAATCCCCTGTCGTTTCATTTCTTCGCAGACATCGTCAAGGGACATAACGCCGTCCGCAAGTTTAGCGGCGACAGCCTTGTCGCCGATAAACACGCCTCCCTGGCCAAAGTTTTGTTTTACGTCTTCAACGGTAGTGCCACGGTTACGGGCGACCGCTCCGATAAAAACTTCAGCAAGAGAGTTCAATTCTTCCTTGATAAGTTTCAGACCTTCCGGATCATTCGGGTCAGGAACTTTATTCGGGCTAAGGTCGGACACGACAACAGTCGTTTCGACGATAGACTTTTTGAAATTCGTAAACGCGCAAAGAACGCCGATGGATCCAAGGGTCCCGTTGCTTGCTGTGAAAACTTTTTCGCAACTGGAACCAAGCCAATAGGCAGCCGAACACATCATGCCGCCTGTACGCGCAACAATTCCGTAAGGCTTTGAGCCACGGGCGTTAAAAATCTTGTCTGCAAGATCTGCACAACCGCTCACCTCGCCACCCGGACTGTTGATGTCGAAAAGAATTCCCTTCACCGAGTCATCGGCAAGGCATTCGTCGAACGCGGCCTCGATGCTGTTGTAGGTATCTTCGTCGAAAAAGTAGGCAAGCCAGTTGCTACGATAAGAAAGAGCACCGTCAACATGAATGACCGCAATCCCGTCTTCGCGACGGGTCACGTTGTTCACCATGTCAAATTCGCCATCTTCCTTCTTTCCGCCAGTCCAATTACCTTTTTCGTCCCAAAAAGTAACGGTGTTAGACGCCATGACATCGGCATCTTCCTTGCGGATTGCAAGACGTGCACTCAAAATTCGATTCAACATTCCTTTTTTCATTCTCAAACCTACTGCAAAGAAGATTCCTCAGGATCGTCACTCGTAACGCTGAAATTCTCGGTCTTGGATACAGAACCAGGTTCGCCAATACCGAGTTCCTTACGCAAAGCAAGTTCAGCCGCGTGGCCTTCAGCAACAGTTCTGTAATCGCCACCATTGACCATTGCACATGCAGTGTCCCTGGAAATCAACTGCTCGTCAATCTGCATCTTGATGGCTTCTGTTTCCTTTTTCGGATCAAGAAGGAATGCGGCATCTCCAATCCAAAGACACTGACTCCAAAGCATTCGCTTTATCGGATTTTCGAAGAATCCCGGAGCGTCAATAAGCCCAAAGAGAACCGCATTCGTAAGCCACTTTTCGTAAACGGGTTTGCAAAAATCCGCAACAAAGTTCATGCACATTTTTTTGAAAGTCTTTTGGCTTTCGAGGAGCGCCGCACGGACAGCATTGTAGCTGTTGTTGAACTTTCTGAGGACAACTTCGAAGCTCACGCCGCAAGCGGCAGCAGCTTCGGCAAAAATGCTTTCGACAAACGGCTGATAGTTGACGTTCGGACGCTGAGGATTCAAGCTCTTGATGCTCTGGCCCTGAGCGAGCGACCAAATCGCACCCGGTTTCATTTCGAGCGACGGACGCGTTGGATCCGGAATTACGTTGCCATAGCTATCCGTTTTTTCGACTCGTTCGTTTTCAGGCACGTTGCCGTAAAGTTCTTCAGCTTCTTCGGGGACGTTGTTTTCAAGGACAGCGGTAAAGCACGCGCTGATGACAGCCGCCATAAGCTCCGCATCCTGATAGCGTTCTTGTTGCTTGAGCTGGCAAATCACAGGAGCAAGCAGAGGCACGCCGCGACGCTGGTTGGTGCGGTCAGCAGTAAACATGTGGATAACGTTCGGATTACCAAACGCATCATACGCAGGAACCCGGACAGAATCTACGAAATCCGTATAATTGTCAAAACTCCAGACAGGCTTTTGAGTAAAGTAGTAGGACACCGGGGCATGATTCCGGTCAACTTCAATGCCTTCCGCAATCGCATCGCAATTCATTTGACCGATGGGATTTTGGCAGCGCTCGCCTTCAAGCAGCTTTACATTCATGCCGAAAGCTTCGTAACTCTTGTCAAAACATGTCAAAGAGAAACAATCGCCGCCAAGCAAAGCCGTTTTCAGAGCCAAATCTTGCAACTGCATAAAGTTGTTTGTCTTTTCGGCATCGCACTTTTTGTCATTTGCCCAAAGGCTAAAAAGGACTTTCGTCTTGTTGGACCACTTTTCGGCATCTTCGCTCGAAAGTCCAAGCATATCAGGCAACATCAAAGTCGGTCGGGCCTTGATTCCAGTACCGACAACATTCGTGTCAAAACTCGAAATCAGCGCACGCGAAAAAGTATTGTTCTGGAAAAGCTGGCGACTACGACGACGCAAAATGTCAAGGTCCGCAGCGATATCGCGGTCTGCAGAACCGTGCGGTGCATAGAATGCCCGGAGAGCTTCCGTCACAACCGAAGCTCCCTTCCATGCAATTCCTTGACCGCCAACAAAATTCTTCGCCATAAGACCTAATGCGGAATAGATGCGACACAGAAAGCCTTGCCCCTACGCTGTCCGCGTGCGGTAGCAAGACGGCCTAACCACAAGTCAAGCTGCTTTTGGCATTTTTCCACCGAAGGTCTGTCCAAAGAACGGCCACCAATGGAATAGCGTTCAGCCTCCATCGCTTTAGCAAGCGCCTTTTCAGACACAGCGACCATTCTTTCACAAAGAGAAACGGGGTAAAGTTGAGCCATAGCCACAAAATAGGCTTATGGCAATATCGTTAGAGCATTTTTTGACCATCTTTTTTTTCAGGTCATTTGGCAGTTTCGAGAGCCCGTTTCAGTTGCTTGTCGAATTCAAGCGGAAGTTCCTTTTCGGCAACATTTTTCACTATTCCGTCAAAATCCCACTTCTTTTCGATTTTTGCCTGGTCTTGCAATGAATAAAGCCACTTTACCTCTCGTTTTTCAGAATCGGGCTTGCGAATGCCGATAACTTCATAGCCGTGCTTTCCGACAGTCTTGAAAGCCTTCGGTTTCTTGTTTTTCTTGCCCGCCGTTTTTGTCGGGTGTTCATCGGCATACTTGAGCAACTGAGCGGGCTTTTGCGACGGCTTAATTTTTCCGGAAGAAAGACGTCCGCCGTTTTCAATTTCAGAACCGGCAAACGCAAGGTTCTTGGAATTCTCGGGCTTTTTCGTACCGCCAACAGTATTGAGATACATGAAGTCTTTGGGAAAAGAAACTTCCGCAACAGGATTTTCTTTCGTCGCCTTCTTGATGGCGACGGCCTTCGGTAAGTTCCGGTTTCGCATAGTAAAGGCTTTCGGATATTCGTCAATCAGTTCTTTACGAGCTTTGAACGCCACTTCGTTCACGGCCTTCATCGCGGCAAAACGCACCTGCTTCTGGTAATCCTTGATTTGCTTTTCCAAAGCCTTGCCGAACTTTGCGAGCGGCACAGTTATTGAACTCATACGCTTACTCCTCCGGATATCATCAACCCGCGTCTTCTATGTACCGGTGCGTTCAGGTTCCGCAAGAACTTCTTGCCCGCATCGGCAAACTTGTCCACATCAATGCCCGTAATGTTCAGCGCACCGCGAGCGTAGTTGCGCTTGTCAAGCGCTTCGTTTCGCGGCCGCAATTTCTTGTAAGCCCACACCTGGGCTCCACGCACCCATTTTTTGAACCGCTTTTCGGCAGTGAGCTGTGCGAAAAACTCCTTGTTGTATTCGTCAGGTTTCGCCGGAAAATGACAATATCCCGGTCCAGGGCGTTCAATGGCAATCCAGTCGTAGAACTGATCCTTGGCGATATCGACGCCAACGTTAACGATATTTGCGTCATAAACGCTACTCTTGTCGGTCTTTTTCGGTCGGGTCACGAGAGGACGGGCAAGCCCCGCCTTACCAACGCAGGCGAAGATGTTACGCCGCTCTCGTTTCGATGTGTAACGGTACACATCTGCAGTATGGTGACCGCCCGAGTCTATCAGGGCAGCCGCGACGTAAAGCTTTTCGTTCATCGAATTCCCGTACCCCGCCATCAGTACGGAGTCAAGAGCCTCCCACACAAGGCTTTCGGACGGATTGCCGATGAGGATCCTGTTCGTGATTCCCCAGTTTTCGAGACCACGACCCCACCCGACAACTTCAACTTCAAGGCGGTCATCCTGCACGTCGACACCGGCAGTCAAGACAACGGCACCGTCCGGAACTTCGGCTTCGTATTCCTCGCAACGGGTCATGAGGCCGTTCGGGTCTATAACCTTGCCTCCGTCAAGGCTCCACGCCTCGCCAAGCACGTTGTTGGTGAACGATTTCATCTTGTTCACGTCGCCCTTGGATTTCAGGAAGTCCATCACGGCATTCTTCCAGGAATACCACCCCAAAGGCGAGTAAAGAGCGTTGATGTGGAAGCTCGGGTAATCTCCGTCCGGATTTTCCTTAACCCATTGACCTTGAGCCATCAGCTCCGTCTTGTAGTGTTCGCCATACTCAGCTCCGCAATGCGGACACTTCATGCGCACCGTTTCCGGCAAGTCGTGGCCATCCGCATCGCTATCCCACACGATGTTCGCCCATTCCCACTTGTGGAGCTCGCCACAGTGCGGGCATGGCACCTGGTAATGGCGCTGGTCGCCAGCAAAGAACATCTCGGTGATGCGGCATTCGCCATCGATGCCAGGCGTGCTGTTCCAGAAAAGCTTGCGACGCGGGAAGTTTGTTGTACGCCTGCGTCCAAGTTCGCACGGGTCGCCCTGACCTCCGCAATCCTTCGGCCATTCCGAGATTTCATCGCAGAGAAGAATCCGGAAAGGGGCAGAGCGGAAGTTTGACGGGCTGTTGCTCCAACCCGTCACGAGCACGCCGCCCGGGAACTCTTTCAAATACATTTCGTCGCCGTAAAAGATTCCATCCATCCCCATCGCAGAGAATGCAGGATTCATGCGCTGCTTTAAAAAGCGCTTGGCGGTCTGTTCGGTGGTTTGGAATGCGCCGATTGGCGACGGGCAGTGCTTGATGTAGTACAGAGCCGTATTGATGAGCACTTCCGTTCCACCGATCTGCGAGCCCTTCATAAAAACGACATCCGTCGCGGGACTCTGCGGGGAAAGCTCATCCATGATTTCGACAAGGTATGGAGTCCTCGCATTGCTCCACCTACCCGGTTCGCTTGATGCGGAACCCGCAAGAACGCGGTACCGTTCCGCCCACTGGCTGATAGTCATTTCCGGAGGCGGTCGAAGACCGGCGAGAAGGTTTTCCGCCACATGCTGAACGTTCGCCTGCAGTTTAGGCGATATGCTTGCAGCGGCCTCAGCCATCCAGAATGTTTTCCTCCGTCTTTTCGGTCAGGTCCTTGAGTGCAGTCCAGCACGCCTTGCGAATCTTTTCGCCAACAAAGTGGTTGGCGTCGCCTGTAATCTCGACAATCTTTTCGCCCGGAATTTCAGCCTTGGTCATCAGGTCCTTGAAATAACCGACAATCTCGGGCGCAAGCTGCGAGTAGATGGTCATGATCTTGTCCTGGATGTTCGCCCCGAGCTGATAGGCGACCAAAGCCGCCTTCTGTTTCGGCACAAGGCGGCCTTCCATCTCATCGGCACGCAACTTGGCAAGGCGTGCCATCTGGAACTCCTTTTCAGCCTTGGACGTGGCGAGGTCCGCAGCTTCGGCAGACGCTTCGGCAAAGTCAAGCGGGTCTTCGACATCGGTCATCCCCTTGACGGCCACCCCGAATCCGGGAGACGGCACGTCGAATTTTGGCTTGTGGGCAACCGCCTGGGCGGTCAGATTGTCAAAACCGGCTTTCTTTTGGCCCTGCGTCGGTATGGTAACGTGCCGCCTGTCGCGGGTCTTCATGAACTGATCGTAGCTGTAGATGCGGTGAAAGCGCGGCTTTCCGTCACGGTTCTCGAAAGTATCGAGGCGACCCTTGTCTTTTGCCTTGGAAATGGCGACCTGCGAAACTCCACAGAGCCTCGCGAGGGTTGCCGCGTTGATTAGGTCGCGGTCATCGTAGTTGTGCTGGGTCAATCGGTAATGCATACCGACAACTTACCCAACCGCAAAACGCTTTAGTTTAATTTTGGACCATCTTTTTTTTGAGTGGTCGACCGGCAGGGGCTGAACCCAAACGAAAAAGCCACTCAATAGCCGGAGCGAGCGCGTCGGACTCACCCCATTTGGGTGGGTGGGGGTGTAGCAACCCTTTTGACGCCGGGGGTACACCCACCCCGCCCCACCCGGGCGTGCCGAATTTAACTTTGAAAATCAGTTAAAATTAAAGTTAAAAAACTATACCCACCACCCAAAAACGAAAGTTAAAACACGCTCCAAAGCCTTGATTTACAAGGCTTTGCGCTAATCGTGGCGGTTAATTGTTGCGGGTTAATGATTGGTAGGCTCGCGGTTAATTGGGTGTTTCGGACGGTTCTGCGCAACGGCAGCGCCACGCCAGCGGGCATCCTGGAGAGTGACTTAACCCCGAACGGCAAGCGTTGCCGCATGTGCGCCCGCCCCCGCCGCGCCCGGTCCATACCCCGTTTGCTCAGGGCATGGCAGCTTTGCACACACGCAGCGTCTGTGGCTCCATCCGCTCACGGGAATACCGAAACAAGGGTGACCGCTCGCGGCCCTCTATAGGTCTTTATATGCCCATAGGAAAGACCCTGCAAAATGGCAAAGTTGAGTGAGCAGGACCACGCGCAAATTTGACGTCCTGAATCGGGTTCCACGATGACTCAAAATCACCCTTGAAAAAGAAGTTTACCAGCACATTATGAGTTGAGTAATGAGGGATGTTTACACATATCTCTGATTTTGATTCTGAGTGTATTTATGAGTATGATTATGAGTATGATTATGTTAACTTGAAGCTAAGAGCAAGTAAAGAGCAAGCTAACTTGAAGCTAAGAGCAAGTAAAGAGCAAGCTAACTTGAAGCTAAGAGCAAGTAAAGAGCAAGCTAACTTGAAGC